CCATTTATAAAACAACGCAAAGTTGTACCAGAACGAGTAACTGCTACATGAGTCCAAGTATTTGCAGATAACGATGCTGATGAACTAAATACTAATGCAGTTGTATAAAGTTCAATTTTTGCACCATATAACCCCAAGTCAAATGTTCCAGTATTGTTTGTGCCTTTACATACAATAGCTTTGCTACCAGAAACGCTACTTGGATATATCCATGCTTCTACACAAAAGTCTCCAGTAGACCATTGGAGTGCAGCGTTGTCAGCTAAACTTAAATAATCTCCAGTACCATCAAAAAAGTTAGACCAGTTAGCACCATAAGGACTATATGTGCCTTGAGTCGTATTGCCGTTTCGGGTAATGGTGAAGTTGTTTGTGGACGAATCTAAAAAAGTATTGTTTTGTGCGCCATTAGTCCCATTACCATGCAAGAGCATAGTAACATTCTTAAAGTTAGCGTCTTTTGGGTCGGCTACAGCGCCTGATTTTGATGATGCAAACATATTATTGCGTGTAGTTTTGACCTAATGTTGCACCATACCAAGATGTTCCATCACTAAAGAATGAAAAGATATCTTGTTTGCTTGCAGTACCAGTAACAGTAGGTGCAGTAGCTCCTGCCCAATTTACTGTTGACCAAGTAACAGATCGAGAACCAGTACCATCTTGACGCAAGATAATGATGAATGACTTTCCTGCTGCGGCAGTAGGCATAGTGATTGTTGCGTTGCCTGTCAAAGTCAAAATCTGTACTGTTCCATTAGCCAAAGATACTGTAATTGCTGTGCTTGTATTAGCAGTATAAGCAGTCTCTGTATAGTTGGTGACAGTAGGATTTGTCAGAGTCTTATTAGTTAGCGTCTGAGTCGCAGAAGTGCTAACAAGATCAGCAGAATTAAGCTGAGAACCAGTAGGCAGATTTACACTATCTCCAGATGCAATCTCACCCAACGAGGTTACATCAGAACCTGTATAAATTGATTTGACAAGGTTAACGACAGCCATAAATTACCTCAAGTTGTTAGTGCAATGTTCTTTGCTGTGCCAGAACTATTAAAGAATGGAAGGGCTGTGCCGCTAACTAAAGAAATAGTATCTGAAGTGCCATCAGCCTTGTAAAAAGGAAATACAAGAGTTCCACCGCCACCACCTGATGAGGCAATTGTAATTCCACCAGAAGAATTAGTAATGGTTATGTTGCTTCCAGCAGTCAAAGTAGCCGCTGTATAGCCTGTTCCGTTGCCAATTAACAACTGTCCATCAGTAGGAGTAGAAGTTACTCCAGTACCGCCATTAGCAATAGGCAAAGCAGTACCGCTATAAGAGATAGCCAAAGTACCAGAAGTGGTAATTGGAGAACCACTTATTGACAAGAATGAAGGTACTGTAGCCGCTACAGAAGTAACTGTTCCTGATCCACTACTTGTAGCCGCAATAGTTTGGTTAGGCCAAGTTCCTGAAACTGTAATGTTTGAGCCTGCAACTAAACTTGGTGTATCTGTTCCTGTACCACCATTAGCAACAGCAACAATGCCTGTGACATTAGAAGCAGTACCAGTAGTATTCTGGTTAAGAGTAGGAATATCAGCCGCTACGATTGCTCTAAATGTAGGCGCTCCAGAAGAACCATTAGGCGCTGCCAAGACATAGTTTGCAGTCTTAGAAGCATAAGGATTCTGAGTGTCGCCATAGTTAGAAGCAAGGCTAATAGCGGGAGTATTGCCACCGCTAGAAGCAATAGGAGCAGTTCCTGTTACAGAGGTTACAGTACCAGTATTGCTTGTGTAACCACTAGGATTTGATGCAGGATAAGCACCAAGGTTTGTCAAAGCATCGTTTGCAGTAGTAGCACCAGTACCACCAGATGCAATAGCAATTGCAGTTGTTGAAGTGACAGATGTAAAAGCACCAGTTGATGGGGTTGTTGCCCCAATAGACATATTGTTAATAGTGCCTAAATTAGTTGGAGCAATTTCAAGACTTCCTGCACCAGTTGGCTTGATGTGTACATGACCAGTACCAGTAGGGCTTATATCTATCTGTGCATTACTACCATTTAAATTTGTGGAAACATCTATAGAAACATTATTTCCACCACCACCACCCCATTGAATTTGATTAGTTCCACTAGCATTGCGTAAAGCACCACCAGCAGAATTTACAGCATCAAAATATGGAGAAACTACTTTTGTAGTAGCAGTAAGTATTGTTCCTCTTACAGTTGTGGCAGTAGTTGAACCAATTGTTGTCCCGTCAATTGCACCACCAGTAATTGCAACATTATTGGCATTCTGAGTCGCAATTGTTCCAAGACCACTAATGTCTGAAGTACTTAAAGTAACAGCGCCAGTTCTACCCGCAACAGAAGTAACCAATTCACTTTGGTCAATCTTCTGCCAAACAGAACCATTAAACAGCAACCAATCGCCAATCTGCCAATCAGTAATGCCATTCAGATTAGTCGAACCCGCAGTAGAAACAATGTAGTAGTACCCATTTGTACCAGTACTAGAAGCTAAAGTAGGTGTATTGGTAGAAGCATTCCAAGTGCCTTGATAGCTCAAACCACCAACAACAGAAGCCCAAGAAGTGCTTGTGCCGTTTGTTGTCAAGAACTTGCCTGAGTTACCAGTTTGGCTAGGAATCAGAGTGTTAATCTGAGTCTGTAAGGATTCAAGAGTATCTAGGACATACTGAGATGTGCCACCGCCATTAGTAATGACTTTGATCTGGCTTGCCAGTTCCATTGGCATGATTTCGCCAACATTGATCTCATTGCCGTTAGACAATGTGATAACCAAGCCACCATCAAAATCTAGATAAGCATTGGTAACAGAAACACCATCTACACCATCTCTGCCATCTTTACCCGCAGGGCCTTGAGCGCCTTGCCGACCAGGTGCGCCATCTTTGCCTGGCTTTCCATCTCTACCATCTCGTCCATCCGTACCATTGATACCATCACGACCATCTTGAATGGAAGCAACTCGTTTTTCAATGAGATTGCCTAGATCGTCATAGCGACTACGGATGTCAGATTCAATCTTTTTGAGAGCTTGAACAACAAGATCAACATTCTCGCCAATCTTCTGCTTTTGAACAGCCCTAGCTTGTGCTACTGAGTTTTTAACAGAATCAAGAATCGCTTGCTGTTGCTCAGGAGTCATGCTCTTGAGGATTAGCTCCTTGACCAGACTTTCAGCGTCCATTGCTTAACTCCTTGGTCAACTGATCTAAGAAATCTTGTTCCATGCCTGAGATTTTATTCTGCTTATCAGCCATTTGCATCTCAACAATCTTAGATTTATTCTTAATATCAGCCTCCTTGAGCATCAATTCAGCAATCTTCACTCGCTTGTCAAACTCATTTGACTCTTGACCGCTAGGCAAGTTCTTAGTAGCACTACCAAGTACTTTAGCCTGTACTTCTTGTGGCATCAACTGAGCTTCAACAGACAACTTAGTCGCTTCTGCACGATTTTGCTCTGCTTGTGTCGCTTGGACAGCAATTTGAGCCTGTGCCAACTGCATGGCCAACTGTTGTTGAACTTGTTGCATCTGTTGTGCTTGTGGATCAGGTTGAGACATCTGGTCAAGCATCTGAATCAACTCATGTCTGTTAGACAACGAGCTGTTAGCCATGATTCCCTTGAGAATAACTGGCAAAACAGGAGTATTTGGGCCAAGAGTCTGGAGCAAAGAGATAAACTGTTGTTGTTCATGCTCTCTAGCAATGATACCAAGCGCTGCAGTCGGAATAAACTTCAAGTCAACAGTAGGATAACGCTCTGGATCAAACTGCATATAGCGATAAGCAGCCTTATTGATGAACGGAATCATAAAGTCTTCTTGGAAGTTCACCAAGGTACGCTTGTACTTCTTGATAATCGAGGCAACAGCCATCGAAATACCACCTTGACCAGCATCCCTAGAGACATTTGATACCATTCCGTTGCTATCAAGCGTACCAGTAGACTGCAAGAGCATTCTTTCAAACTCTTTGGCAGTATTCATGTTGTTTGGATCAGTATTTCCAAACTTGAATGGGAACAAAATCTCGTTAGGATTGCCGTTTGTCAGGATATTCTTGCCTGGCTTAACCTCAAACTTCATGCCACGGGGCAAACGAGTTGCATCCATCGCAATCATTGGGCTTGTAGTCAGAGCCAATGAGTCCAAATGTGAACGAATCTGAGCGTCTACAGCCTTTTGAGAGTTATAAGCCTTCTCAACAGTACCACGACCGAGCAAACGATTAGGAACTGTATCGTCCTGATAAGCCAGAATTGGACGATCCTTCATCATGTAAGGATTCTTTTCTGCCTTCAGAAGAACCCCATCGTTCGCAATAACGACAATAGCTTCTACCAAGTCAGAATACTCGTCCTGAACAGAGTCTTCAGGGAACAAATCCTCAACTTCTTTGCCATCTTCTAGCTGCTCAAGGTATTCTCTAGGAACTAAACCATAGTAGGTCAGCAACTTAACCTTGTCATCTTCGTACTGAGTAATCTCTTGAGTAGGCTCAAGGTCAGTATCCATCGAATCAGTACCGATCTCTACCTTGCGATAGATGCCATCTTCTTGACCCTTAACGACTTTGTGGATAGAGACATACTTTTCAATCGCAACACCCATACAGTCTTCAATAGAAGTGCCATTAGGGTCAAACAAGAAGTTCTTAGGGTTAACAGGAACAATCTTGACAGCAATTCGGTCTTTTTCTAGTACGCCAATAGCGGCTTGACCAGGTTGCCCAGGGATTGCTTGGGTAGACGGAACAAACATTTTCTCGGTCTTGACAACAATCTCACCGATGCCAGTACCATAGATTTCTGCCATCAACTCAATTTGGTCAATAGACTTACGAATCTTGTCTACTTTGAAATCTTCCATCAGTTGAGCCTTAATCATGGCTACATCTAATGGGTTGTTGTTGACATCACGAATATCGTCTTCAATGTCAAAGAACTCACCTTGACCAAAGATAGCTTCCATGATCTCGGCATGGCGAGTCTCAACAGCTTGAGTAGTGCCAGGCGTTACGATGCGTGAACGCTCTGATTCTCGGGTCTTGTCTTGTGAATCCCACTCACCACGAAAGATACGCTCGTATTCCAACCATGCAG